CCATCCGCGTGGAGAAGTGGCACACGAAATATATCGAGAGACAGGTGCACGACACTTGCTTCGTGACCAAGACGGACAGCGTGGCTGTGCCTTACCCTGTAAAGGAGAAGCTGACCATCAAAGACAAGTTCAGCATTTACTTGCAATGCATGGGGATAGTCCTGGGAATATTGTTGGTTTGTATTATAATATGGTTGATTACCAAATGGACACACAGAGGTGATAAATAGTTTTTCATAGTTGATAATTATGGTTTTTAGTTATTGGTACAGGGGTGCAGCGGCATCCCTTTTTTTGTGCCCATTCCAAAAGCAAAGGTAAACCATAAACGCGTATTTGTCCGAAAGATAAAACGACGAATTATGCCATTTTCAAGCGGATTCTTAAAATACGTAATCCAGGTGCTAAACCGCAAGGCAGCGCAAAGCTCCAAGTTCGGACTGGACGGCGATGGAGTGGAGTGGGAAGAAGGCGATTGCCTTCATTGCAATGTCACCTATTCCAAAGGCGTGAGTGCCATGAATGCCGGTGCCATGGATGCTTATAAGGTGTACATCGTTCGCATGCGATGGACTGACAAGATTAACATGCGTTGCCGCGTAAAGTATGCCGGTCAGGTTTACCAGATTCTCCCTGAAACCTTCCATGAGGATCGCCAGGAGAACACCATCCAATTCAACATGCAATTAATCATCAACGACAAATAACATGAAACAGAAAGAGATTGCGATAGTGCATTTCAATACGCCTGAGCTGACTGTTGCAGCCATCGAAAGCGTGAGAAAACATTCGGCCGTGGATTACCATTTCACGGTTTTGGATAACTCAGACACCCGCCCCTTCACGAAAAAGATGAAGGGCGTGAAGGTGCTGAATAACACCAAGGGCCAGATTATTGATTTCGAAAAGGAGTTGGCCAAATATCCGGATAAGGAATGGAACATGGCGAAACTGAGCAACCACGGATCGGCCAAGCATGTCATGAGCGTGCAGAAGCTCTGGGAGTTGTTGCCTGGTGGCTTCATTCTTCTGGAAAGCGATGTGCTGATTACCCGAAACTTTGATTTCCTGTGGGATGAAAACTTTGCCGCATGCGGAAAAGTGCAGCGATTCCATGGCCGTCGGCGCGAGAAGGATCGCCTTCTACCGTGGCTCTGTTATATGAATGTGCCGCTGCTCACCAAGTACGGCGCGCGCTATTTCGACCCTATGCGCTGCTGGAACTTACAACCAGGCGAGGATAACCCAGGTAATTGGTGGGATACGGGCGCATGCTTGCTTGATGACATCCGCAAGACGAAGCCCGAATTGGTGTGCCGTTGTTATGCCGATTTGGATAAGTACTACATTCACTATCATGGCGGATCGTGGCGGTTGAACGATGAGCTGAAGCAAAAGGCTTGGCTCCATCAGCATCGCGATCTGTGGTACATGCCAGATAACAAGAAGGCAAAGATCTTCATCTGTACACATTGCGATTTTCAGCCGGTTGTGAATAATCCCGTGTATGAGGTGATGGACATCCGCAAACTTGGCGACACTGAGAACGGCGTACCAGGTGGCTACTATTCCGAGCTGCTACACATGAAGCGCATAGCCGACAGCAAGGATCTGCCGGATTATATCGGATTCAACCACTACAGGAAATACTTCAACTTTATGAATGATGTTCCCGACATCGCCCAACTGATCGAAAAGCACGGGGCCATCACGCTGAAGCCGTTCGACCTTGGCATGACCATGCGCGAACAGTATGCCACATGGGGGAACGTAGAGGATCTGGACATTGCGACCGACATCATCAATAAGAAATTCAAGGCGTTCGCGCCGGTATGGAATGCATCGCTCAATAGCCGCTACATGCATTTGGCCAATATGTTCGTGGTGAAGCGAGTCGACTTCAAGGAAATGGTGAAGATTATGTGGACAGTTGCCCAGGAGTTCCTGAAGCGCATCCCTGAAGATTCGATCGACCATCGTGTGATCGATAACCCGAAAGCCTACCACCTGGATATGTTTAGCCCATTCCATGAGCGACGAGTGGCCGGACAGTTTGCCGAGCGCATTGCCAGCGCGTGGATCGATTGGAAATATCCACATGCAGCACAATTCCAGATGGTGGTTAGTCAGGATAAGGTGGAGCCGAAACCCCATGAGTAAACCCAAAGCGCATTTATCCCCGAATATTAAAACGACGAAATATGGATAATATTTTTGCACAACTGTTTCGGTTTCGTGAGGCACCAACGCCAACGCACGCCATAACGCCAGGAGTGCCACACTCGACTGATCCGCGCGACCCTTCCAACCAGCCACCGAAGGGCGGAAATTGGGAGGCTAACGTGGTACGACCCATCGGGCGCACCTCGCTTTTGGTGCCGGCGTGGTATCGTGGCGTGAGTCTGATTATGCAAACGATGGGGCAAATGATTACGCAGTACCAGCGCAAGACGGCCGACGGCGGAAACTTCATCGAAGATCGCTATGGAAAAAATGGCGAGTTGAACTGGTTGCTCCAAGTGCGCCCGAATCCCTTGATGACCGCCTCGCAGTTACAGGAACAAATCGAGTATCGCAAGATCTATTATGGAAACGCCTACGTGTACATAGAGCGCGGGCTGGATGGCTACCCGAAAAACCTTTGGCTTTGCACCGGCGGCTCTTACAATCCGTTGATGGACACCTACACGCTGGTGTATAACACCGAGCATGGCGTTCGCCTGAAGGTGATGACCGACAGCCAGAACGTTCTCCATTTTAAGAACGTGTTCATGAGCGAGGACTTTTACATGGGCCTTCCAACGCTTGAATTCGCTTTCAAGGCACTGAGCATTGCAGCCACCGCCGACGAACAAGCATTGCAAGATGTGGCCAAAGGAGGTAAGCACAAAGTGCTGATCCAGGAACAGCAGAGCCAAACCACCGGCACCCGTGGCCGCGCCAACCAGAACGAACTGAAAAAGATGAAGGAACAGTTTGCACAGGATTGGATGGCGAACGATGTGGCATTGCTTGACAATGTGGCCGACGCGAAGATTATTTCTCAGACCAGCCAGCAGCTTCAGTTACTCGAAAACCGATCCTTCCAGGTGTCCGACTTGGCGCGTATTCTTGGCATTCCCCGAATCATGATGATGGAAGATGCGGGCAGCTCTTACAAGATGCCAGAGCACGCGACACAAGAATTTCTTTTGCGAACGGTTCAACCACGAATCCGCGAGTGGGAGGATGAGCTGAACAGCAAACTTTTAACGCCACGCGACTTTGGAAAGAGGCGCATTCATGTGTGCGAGTTGGCCCTTCGCCGACTCGACGCAAAAGGACAGGCCGACATCGATAAGATACACCTGGAAACTGGTTGGAGTCCCAATGAAATCCGCGCCCAATACGATTTGCCATCCATCAAGGAAGGCGATGCGCACTATGTCTCGACCAACTTGGCCGAGGTGGGCAGCGAGAAACTACGTTCAGCCGGTGGCCGACCAGCCGAGCCTACCACACCCGCGCCCACACCACAGGGCGAAGGCGAAGAGTAAACCGAAAGCGCGTATTTGTCCGAATGATAGTAACAATTTAACGAAATAAGAAAATGGATGAAAAAAGAGAGATCAGGACTATTGAGTGCGAGCTGTCCGTTAGAGAGCAGAGTGGCACTGAGGCGGGCGAGTCTCGCACCATCGCCGGCCAAGCCATCGTTTTCAATCGCGAGAGCGTTGAACTCGACGACTGGGGAGAGCGATTCACAGAAATCATTCTGCCCGAAGCCGTGACTATGGGATTCCTGAATACTCAGGATGTAAAGCTCAATCTGTTGCATGACAGAAAGATGACCATCGCGCGCTGTAATAAGGGCGATGCCAACGCCTCGCTGCGACTGAGCGTTGACCAGAACGGCGTGAACTTTGAGTTTGATGCGCCGAAATGCGACCTTGGCGATCGTGCCCTGGAACTGGTGCGCACTGGTGTTTACAGTGGATGCAGCTTTGAGTTTAAACCAAAGGACTATGAGAAGCGAGTGGATGGCGACAAAGTAACCATTACCCACAAGGCTTTCGAGTATTTGGACGCCCTAACAATCGGCATGGATCCCGCATATCGACAGACAAGTGTCAACGTTCGCGAGTTGATCAAGGCACAGCCACAAAAGACTGAAGAGGAAATCCAGCGCGAGAAGGCCGAACAGGAGCAGCAGCAGCGCGAACAGGCCGAGCGCGATGCAGAGCAGCACGCACTCCGTGCCTACGAACGCCGACAGCGCGCCCTTATGATCGAATCATTTGATTAGAAATAAATATTTATTAACCCTTTAAAATTTTAACGAGTTATGACTAAAAAGACTAAAGGCGAACTTCAAGTTCGCAACCGTGAGATTCAGGACAGACTGTCCGAGATCAACGATGTGCTTGTTCGTGAGAAGCGCGAAGAAATGAACGCCGACGAGAAGCGCGAGTGGAACGAACTCAGCCGCGAGCGTCAGCTGAACGCGATGGAAATTGAGAGTCAGATGACCGACGAAGAGCTGGCCAAGCATCGCGAGGTGGTAAGTAAGGGCGAGCAGCTCCGCGAGTATCTTCAGGCTGTTCGTCAGAACAAGGCCGATCGTGAGATTCTGCTGAATCCAGCCCACGATGGCGAGACCAACAACATCAAGGCTTCAGGTGCCATCAATCTCACCATTAAGGAAATGATCCCCACACTCCATGAGGGATTGGATCTGCCTGTAACTCTGAAGATTGTAACTGGTGTAACTGGTAATGAGATTTGGCCTGTTAGCATCAACGATGTAGAGATGGAGGAGGTAGGCGAGGTTGCTGCTCTTACCGATCAGGTTCTGAACTTTGCAAACATCACTCCGACACCACGCCGCGTTGGTCTGACTGTTCCCGTAAGTAACATGGCCATCGATAATGCAGCATTCGATCTCATGGCCTTCGTACAGGCTAAGTTCACATTGGCTCTGAAGATCTACCTGGCTAAGAAGCTCTACTCTCAGGCAGAGTGGGACGGAAACCGTGGCCCGTTCGCTGGAATGGCCAAGACTGGCGACATCGAGATCGGCACCAACTCTTACAAAAACATCCTGAAGGCCGTAGCCGCATTCTCAGACAAGGGATTCTGGGAGGGCGATGTAGTTCTGATTATGGACCGCGAAACTGAGGCCGAGCTGAAGGCTACCCCGAAGATTGCTGGTGCTGCTGGTGGCTTCGTGGTTGAAAACGGAAAATGTGCCGGCTATCCCTATGTAGTAACCCATTATTTGAACACTGAGATCGATTCTACCGGTGCGCTTGTACCAACTCCTAAGAAGTATATCGGCTTCGGATACTTTGAATGGTTCGCTCTACAGCAGCACGGGGACGTTCGTCTTACAATCGATAATCAATCGATCAGCGTGGCTCGCAAGAATGTCACAGCCCTCACACTTAACTCAGCATTCAGCTTTACTGATCTGAGTAAGTACATCAACGGTGCCAACAACACCACACAGGCATTCGCTCTGTATGAGGTAGTTGAGGAGGAACCTACCACTGAGTAAACTCTCGCATGCCTTCTTTCTGGGGAATGTTAGTTCAGGCCGACGGATGGCGGCGATGCAAATGGCAATAGCCTGTTCCGTCCGTCGGCTCCCTGGGAGGGGGATGATACATATAAACATCTAAAAACAAATTGCACGATAGGAAGAATGAGCCTTCAGACTGACATCATATTCGTAAAAGCATTACGCGCAAATGCCGACCTCATGAAGCAGCTGCCAGCTGGCGATGTGTACAACACCAGCATTCCGCTTCCAGATGAGGAACTGGATAATGCGCCATTGCCTTACGTGATCGTATCGTTCGACGGGATGAGCAACGATGTGGAAACCAAAGATGATCCCTTTGAGGGAGAGTCTGACACGGTGACCATCAGCATCGAGGTTGCAGCCCGAACACGCCAGGAACTTGGAGAACTGATCGAAGCCGTTCGAAAGCAGATCCATGAATTCTTCGCCGATTACGACATTGAGGCCGAGGACTATGAGCTGATTCCTTTTGACTACCAACTTTCCGCCGGCCCCGTTAACTACGAATCCTTGATACCAGGCTATTGGCAAGTTCTAACCTATCAGTGCGATACTAATGCTTAGAAATTATGGGTGTAATTAAGGGTCAGAATTTAAGGATAAAGCTGGGCGGAAAGTACGTTGCTTATGCCCAGACATGCACGCTACACGCCAGCCAGAATCTTGAAGAGAGTAGCAGCAAAGATTCTACCAGCGGAGCTACGGAGCAGACTCCCACCGGCTACAGTTGGGACATCAGCTGCGATGCGCTCTACTCAGTAGATACCGATGCTACGGGCGTAAATGGTTCTCAGGCACTTGACCTTGTGCTGGGTATGCAGCGCGTTCAGGTAGAGTTTGAGCAGACCAGCGGCGCAAAGAACCGCGTACCAGTGACCGGTGCTGTAAAGTACTCTGGTTATGGATACGTAAACGACATCTCACTGACGGCCGGAAACAGAGCTAATAGCACTTATAGTATCCAGGTACAAGGCGACGGGGAGCTCTCAAAAAACTCATAGCGGCTGCTACCCGTAGCAGATCGAGGTCAGCAGCCGTGCCGCAATCTGAGGAAACAGAAGGATCTGGTGAATCATAACCTTTTAAGGCATCGCTCGCTCACTGTTTGCTAATATGCCATAATAGCGACGCGGGCGGTGCTTTCTCAAATGAACTAATAAAACAGAAAGAATCATGGAAAAGAAGATTACTTTACTTGGTGAGGAAATCACCATCGCCTTCAATTTGGCGGTTGAAATGGCATGGGAACGTATCACAAAACAGGGTTTTACCTTGGAGAATATGAACTTCAAGACTAACCTGGTACCACTTTATTATGCCGCTATCATTGCTAACAATGAGAAAACAAACATCAGCTTTGACGATCTGATGCGGAAAGCATCGCGTAAGGAAATATCCGCGCTCGATGCAGCCCTCAGTGAATGCATGAAAGATTTTTTGGATGTGCCAGACATCATCAAAGAAGAGCCGAAACCTGAAGGCGAAGAGGAGGAACAACCAAAAAACTGACAACCGCCCACGAAACATACATGATGCTCGTGGGCGAAATAGGAATCCCAAGAAAAGAAGCTCTTTACGAACTCACACTCTCAGAAATAATATTGATCACACGCGGATATTTCCGTAGGCATCACCCAGGATGGGAACAGGCGCGACTCATAGCCTACCACGCTGCCTATTGCATGGGGTCAAAGAACGCACCGCCAATCACTCAGTGGCTCAAATTCCAGTGGGAACAGGATCACGATACGCTGCTCACCGATGAAGAAGCCGAGGAAATCCGCCAGGAATTACAACGTGCAAACGCTAAAATCGATAAACAAGATGACTAATATATACATTGCTTTGATATTGCTGGTGGCGTATATTGTGATACTCTGTTATCGCAACGCCACCATTCCCTCATCCCTCGCAAATTCCTTTTTCCGTCTTGCGCCGGTTGGCAAATGGCTCATGGTCGCCGTAGTGACGACCGTGGCCGTGCTGACTGGTCGGGTAGTATTCTATATTGCACCACATGCATGGATAGCCGTTGCCATCTTCTCGCTGGTTCTGTCCACTGTCTCAGTATTGACTGAAGCCAGAACCTCGCATAAGGTTGGCACTATTCTATTCTATCTTTGCCTTGAAGCCTACGTGTTCCCGTGTTTTTGGCTTTTTGCTATTTCATGGGTGCCGTGGCTGTTCTGGTTTATCTGGATCACCAAGGATCGCCCGTGGCGCACTCAGGCGTTTTGGGCAGAGATCACTTGCATAGCCAACTTCTTTTCATATACCATATATCAAATCTTGTTAGAGTAAGATTATTTTTTGTTTTTCGGCGGGGCACAGCGGTGCCCCTTTTTCATTTCATTTGCCACGCGCTCGAAATCCTGATGAATGTCAGCGGCCACTATCTTGGCGTATCTCTGCGTTTGCGTGATGTTGGTATGCCCAAGCATTTTCGAAACGTGCTCAATGGCCACGCCATGGCGGAGCATCCAAGTGGCGAACGTGTGGCGCGCCATGTGCGAGTGCAATGGCCGTTCTATCCCGCAAGCCATAGCCAGAGCCTTCAGGCAATTGTTGTAAACAGTATTGTCAAGCCGTGGCACCTGGTAATCATATCTTTCAAGGATTTCCACTACAGGCGGAAGCAACTGCGAGGTGTATGGAACACCCGTTTTGATTCGTTCGCCCGTGTTTTTCCATGTGCCATCGATGAGTTTGTAATCGCCTATGTCGAATTGCTGAGTGTCCGAGTAACTGAGGCCCGTGTACATTTGTAGCACAAACAGATCGCGCGCCTGTGCCATCTTGGAGCCTTTCACGGGGTGCAAACTCTCAAAAGCCTTCATTTCATCTTCAGTCAGGTAGTCTATACGTTCGCGGTCGCCGCGTTTGAACTTACCTTTTAGCCGGTCGTAGGGATTCACCTGGATTCGGTCGAATAGCACGGCGCGATTCAGCAGAGCCTTCAGCGTTTTGTGATAATTGTATATCGCCGCATCGCTAATCGGGCCATCGCCCTGTTGGTTGGTCAGCTGGTGCAGCCAAGCATCCCACTTGTAGATGTTCTCCACTGTCAGGTCGTTCCATCTGCGGATTCCGTCGAACTCTTTCAGGCGTGCCAGCATCGTGCGATAGTGTTTGAGGGAGCCTTCGCCGAGAGTGAGTGTGTCTATCTGCTCGCTCACCCAATCGATGAAGGCCGTGCTGTGCTCATCCACTTGCGCCACCCATGCGCGCCTACGGATGTCGGCCACATCGATGGCTCTATTCTCAGCCATTGCCAGATTCACCTCTTCCTCAATGCGGCAGAACACCACGTTCAGGCGTTTCATCAGTTCGGGGGCATTGGGCCTGTTCACTATCATTCCCGCCTTCCATTCTGATTTACGCACGCGTATGCCCGTACTTATATAGTAGGCCTTGCGGTCGATTGTAACGCGAACTTCCAGCGGCCGTTCGTCGTTTCCATCCTTGCGGTTGCGATGGTCTAAAATAATGCTTGTTGTAATCATGATTTTGAGTTTTTTGTTTTTCGTTTGTTTACCCTGTTTACCCACCCCTCATGATGGTGGGTAAACATTTGGCAAATTTTTCCGCCAAAATACCCCAATTTCTACCGATTTCGGAAACATTTGTTTACCCAGGCAAATCTTTCGAACCCCCTTTAAACACTCGCAAACCCAGTGTTTATCGGCCTTTTGCCACATCCCCGAAGGTGATCCGTTTGGGGCGGTGTGGAGATTGATGGGGTCTTTCGGGAAATAGGAGGTTTTTTGCATTTCTTGTAATGGTGTTTGGGGAAACATTTGGCGAAATTATACTTAATAATTACTTAATACTTACTTAATAATTACTTATAAATTACTTATAAATAGGTCTTGATCCAGCAGCTGGTGATGTATTTGCCACGGTGCTTGGTGATGAAGCAATAACAGGGGCATGGGAGTGTGCGCGCTGCCCGAATCTCTGCCGTTCTGTCCTTGGGCACGTAGCCGACATGATGACCATCCAGGGCCACAATCTTGATGGCGTTACGATCGTGGGGGTTGCGTGGCTCTGGCACCAGATTGCCCATGAACTCACCCAGATAGTTGTCGATATTCTTGCGATACTGAACGCCGGCAATATAGAACTCAATATGCGGCTCTAAGTTTGTATCTGGATAGATGTTCACGTAGCCATGCGTTTTGGTTACGACGAAGAAGCGCAAGCCTTCTGGTATCTTTGCGCTACTGCGTGCCGTCACCACAACATACCTTATCATGAACAGCACCACGATGCCTACTATGATCAGCATTCCATCATCCATCATTTCTTTGTTTTGGTGATTGGCTCAGAAACGCCCATGGGGATGGGCGGAAATGTGTCGATCATGCGGTCGCGTTCAAGTAGGCGAATTTGCTTTTCGAGCAATGCAATTGTTTCATCCTTCATTTGAATGATTTCGTCTTTATTGCGAATGCATGCCTTCAGTGCAGCAATTTCGCCATCCTTCGCGGCGATGGCGGCATTAACCAGCGAGGAATGGTCGATAACTGGTTGCGATGGTTCGCGTGTTGGTTCGGGTTCTTGGCTTGGCTGAAGCATTTCGCCTGTGCCGTTAATCAGCCAATCAAGTGAGATCGTTCCAGGGAATGTTTTGGCGAATGCCTGAAGGAATTTATCATTGAGATAATCGGGCACACCATTAAGGGCTTTATTGACCCCTGGGCGTGATCTCTCCATTTTTGCCGCTAATTCTGTAACGGAATGCACGAAACCCCTTTGGTAAAGGTATTCGTAGGCTTGGTTAAGTCTTTCTTTTTTACTACTTTGTGCCATATACTACAGTCGATATGTATTAAATAAACTTAAATTTTACACCAAAAAGTAATAACTTGCACAGATTTGTGCTATATTTGCACACGAAACAAACCAATGCACGAAATTACAATAATCTTGTTAGAGTGTGCAAAGGTAATGGTTAATGTTTAATTATAATACAAATAAGTAATATTATTAATAAAAATTAAGTAATGACACAGGAGAAAGTAACACGACAGGAATTACGGGATTTGCATGTCGGCCAGACGCGAATCTTTGTACTGAACGAGCGCAAAAAGATCAAGTCGGCACTCGTTACATGTGACTATTTGAAGCATGCGGAGGATTTGGTTTTCATGGCGAAACCTGATTGGGCAGCTTCAGCCGTAAGTATTACAAGAATGAAGTAATTAACACTAAAACCCAGAAAGATATGAATAACGTTGAGAAGATCAAAGCAGAGCTTAAAAGGATTATGGAAGCCTGTCATGATGAGAATGGCAACCCAATAACCTATGGCGAAGATTGCGCCTATGCTCGATTGAGTGAATTAGAGCAATTTATTGATTCACTACCAGATGAGCATCTAAGCGATGACTTGGAGAGAGCAGCCGATAAAGAAGCATCAGATATGTGGGACAAAATGGAAGGAGAGTATGATATTGCTCACGATTATTTCATAGCTGGTGCTAATTGGCAGAAAGAACAGCTTTTGGACGGTGATGCTATTAAGGAGGTTAAAAGATCATTTGGTGGTGAGATCAAGGTGGATTTATTTGCAAAGTTGGATAATGGCGAATATATAGACTTTTATCCAAGCATGGAACCAGCCCCAGCATGTGGCGTACAAATTGGCAATAGAGTACGAATTATCGTAATGGAGGATTAACTATGGATAGAATACTACGATCTGAAATTGTGAGCGAGGTGAAGCGGGGGATGGTGGAGATCCTGGAAGTGGCTGGGGAGCGATGGCTGACGGCTGATGAGCTTTGCGCTCAGTTCGGGATGTTCTCACCTTCATGGATAAAGAGTTACGGGCATAAGTTGCCACGGCAGCGCGCAGAGGTTACGGATCGCGAAGGCACCAAG